TGACCGATCATAAGAGTGGTCATGGTGAATTTGTGAAAGGAGTATGGGTTTCTGCAAAGAGTATTCCTGGCCGTGCGTTTTATTTTGAAACGTATCTACCAGAGTATGCTGCAATGTTTGATAAGTTACCGATAAGCGCTTTTCTCTCCTCTCCTGAGATACCCGATCCAGATATGACACTACATAATCTACAGTTCTGGAACTGTATGGACTATGGTGTCGTTGCAGTACAGAAACAATTCATCGGTTCAATGCACTATGAGGTCTATACAAGAGACTATGGTAATCAGACTGGTACATATATTTGTACTTTAGATAACTATCACTCTGATGTAGACGCTATCGACTACTCGACCAGTGAACAACCAGCGGAACATAAGTCTCATAACCTGTTAGAATTAGATAATGGTCAGTTTGCACTGTATCCTAACAACAGAATGAGGATATATGACAACAGTATCACTCCTGAGACACCTAAGATTCCTGATTTTAAGGTTTCAACCGTGTATTATCAGGTGGAGAATGGTCATGATCGTGATGGATTAGGTTCAGAAGAGAATTATTTTTGGAAAACAGCGAAAGAAAGGTCTCTTGACGTGAGTGTAGGTGCTGGAGGCACTGATATGAACGCTGATTTTTATGGTGGTGACTTTAAAATTGACTTAAATGAACCAGAATTGGGATGAAATGAGTGAGCATCTAATACTAGATGTCTACGATGGGTATTTTGAGGACTTAAACAGTCCTAATTTCCTTCGGGACATCTTCACTCGTGCTATTTTGAAGTCGAAGATGACAATATTAAATGAATATACACATAAATTCAGTCCATGTGGTGTCACATCTCTTTTTGCATTAGCAGAAAGTCATGTTTCTTGTCATACTTGGCCTGAATTGGGTCGTATGAACGCAGATTTCTTCACTTGCGGCGAAAAAGACCCTCGAATTTGTGCTAAATACATTATTAACGCTTTAGAATCTGAAAAATATCGAATTCGTGTTATAAAAAGGTAAAAAAATCGGTATAAATAAAAACAGCAAACTTTTTGTGTAGATAGTGACTTCTAGGGCATTCAAAGATATCAATTTATCCTTCAAACGTCATCCTGTGACGAATGATGTGGTTGCAATTCGTAATGAAGATGCTATTAAAAGATCTGTAAGGAACATAGTTTTCACAATTTTAGGTGAAAAACCATTTGATCCGACATTTGGATCAATAATTAATGATTCTTTGTTTGATTTAAGCACTAATTTAAATGAAATTCGTGTTTCAGATGAAATTACGTCATCTTTAAGTAGATTTGAACCAAGAATTAGTAATGTGATCACAACAGCGAGAGTGTATTCAGATACAAATGAATTGAATTGTACAATTCAATATGATATTACTGGACTTTCAGCACCAACACAATCAGTCGAAGTTATCCTACAACCAGCTAGAGTATAATGGCTTTCGGTCAATATGTAAATTTAGATTTTGATGAAATAAAACTGTCTATCAGAGATTATCTGAGGGCAAATACAAATTTCACCGATTATGATTTTGAGGGGTCTAACCTTTCAATCATTATTGACGCACTGGCGTATAATACATACATCACTGCATACAATACTAATATGGCAGCGAATGAGTGTTTTCTTGACTCCTCTACTCTTCGAGAAAACGTTGTTGCACTTGCCAGAAATATTGGATATGTTCCTCGATCTCGTAAATCTGCAAGAGCAAAGATATCTTTTACAGTTGATAGTCTTGAAGATACATCAACACTTACATTGAACGCTGGATTGATTTGTAATGGTGCTGGTCAGAACACAAACTACATATTTTCAATTCCAGAGGATATTACAGTTCCTGTTACTAATGGAGTTGCTGAATTTAGTGAGATACAGATATTTGAAGGAACTTATGTTACTGAAAGTTTCACAGTTGATACATCTTTAGCAAATCAAAAGTATATTTTAGATAATTCATTCATTGATACATCAACAATTAAGGTTAAGGTGTTTCCATCTGAATCTTCATCATCAAGTGTTACATATAAACAAATTGATAACATTGTAGGAGTTACTTCAACCGCAGCTTCTTATCTTTTACAAGAAATTGAAGATGAAAGATATGAATTAATCTTCGGAGACAATGTAATTGGTAAAAAATTATCAAATAACAACTTTATTGATGTTTCATACATTGTAACTGATGGAAGGGATGGAAATGGTGCTTCAGAGTTCAGTTTTGTAGGAAATATTACAAATCAAGATGGTGCTGCCATTAATGCATCATTAGTTTCATTAGTTTCAACTGATGAAAAGTCAAGAGATGGTGATGAAATCGAATCAATATCATCAATTAAGTATTATGCACCTCGAATTTACTCTTCTCAGTATCGTGCAGTTACGGCATCGGATTATGAAGCAGTTTTAGGTTACATTTATCCAAACGTTGAATCTGTCACCGCTTTTGGTGGTGAAGAAATGAGTCCACCTCGTTTTGGAAAGGTTTTTATGTCTGTAAAACCTCGAAATGGTGATTTTCTATCAGACGAGACAAAAAGAGAGTTGATACAAAGATTGAAGAGTTATGCGGTTGCTGGTATTGTACCAGAATTTATAGATTTAAAATATTTGTATGTTGAGTTACAATCAAATCCATATTATAATCCAAGTTTGAATGATGATCCAGACAATTTAAAAACTGGTATCTCAAATGCTCTCACACAGTATTCACGTTCAATAGATGTTAATAAATTTGGTGGTAGATTCAAATATAGTAAGGCTATATCACTTATTGATAGCGTTGATGCATCAATTACATCAAATATCACTCTTGTAACAATTAGACGAAATCTAAAAGCAGTTTTGGGTCAATTTGCTCAATATGAGGTTTGTTATGGTAATCGATTCCATACTCAGGAGAGTTCTTATAACGTAGTGTCAACAGGATTCACGATTGAAGGTGTTACAGGCACTGTTTATCTTGCAGATGAAGTAATTAATCGTGAAAAGGGAAGAATTTTCTTCTTTACATATATTGAAGGTGGAACTCCAAGTATTGTAAAGAAAAATGCTGGAACTGTTGATTATATGACTGGTGAAGTTCTTATAGATACTGTAAATATACTTTCAACAGTGGTTGCGAACGGTATAGTTGAAATTCAGGCAATTCCCCATTCAAATGATATTGTTGGACTTCGTGATTTGTATATTAAGTTTGATATGACAAATACAACAATCAATATGATACAAGACCTAATCGCATCAGGAGAAAATACCTCTGGATCAAGATTTGTTCATACTCACAGTTATTACACACCAACTTTCATAAGAAAATCAAATTCTCCAGTTTCAACAGCCGCAGCGATACTTCCATCAACTGCTTCTTCAACTTCAACTACAACCACGAGTGGAGGAACTTACTCAGGTTCAACCACAAGTTCTTCTAGTTCAAGCACTCCTTCATCATCTTCATCATCTTCATCATCTTCTAGTTCTGGATACGGATATTAATGATAGATACCTCAATACAAAGAGTCGAAATCAATCAGGTAATTGAAAATCAGTTACCTGAGTTTGTGCAGTCTGAAAGTCCACTTTTTGTGGATTTCATGAAACAATACTATATCTCTCAAGAGTATCAAGGTGGGTCAATTAATATTGCTGAGAATCTTGACAGATATACTAAATTACAAACATACGTTGGTGCTGCACTTACACAATATACTGGATTATCAACAGATACCGAATCATATTCGGATACAATATTCGTAGATTCGACAAAAGGATATCCAAGTAAGTATGGATTACTAAAAATTGATAATGAAATCATTACTTATACAGGAATTGGAACAACATCATTTACAGGATGTATTCGTGGTTTTAGTGGCGTTGATAATATGGATCAACCCACACGATCAGATTTACTATCATTTAATACCAGTGTAGGAGTTTCTCATACTGGTGGCACAAAAGTTCATAACTTATCAAATCTTTTCATTCGTGAGTTCTTTAGTAAATTAAAAACAACATATGCTAGTGGATTTGAAAATCGTAAATTAAGTAGTGATTTAGATCAAGTTAAGTTCATTCGTCAAGTTAAAGATTTTTATCGAACAAAGGGGACAGAAGAGTCATATCGCATTTTATTTCGAGTATTATATGGTCAAGAAGTTAATGTTATTAAACCATCACAGTTTTTAATTAAACCATCTGATGCTGATTATGGTTTTGCACAAGATTTTGTTGTCAAACCTGTCTCTGGAGATCCTCGTAATTTAAAAGGATCAACACTTTTTCAAGATGCTGACGAGGATGATGGTAATATTCGAGGTGCTTCTGGTGCGATATCAGATGTTAAAGACTTTTTATATGGTGGAGAACACTATTATCAGATTAGTGTATCACAAGATTCAATTGACGGTGATTTTATAATTCCAGGCAGAACTCGTGTTACTGATTCAGTATCACTTGGTTCAACTGTTATTACAGTTGATACAACTGTTGGATTTCCTACAAGTGGATCTTTATCATTACCGACAGCAAGTAACGCTGGAGTTGTTACTTATACAAGTAAAACTGCAAATCAATTTGTAGGAGTAGACACATCTATTGATGTTTTAAGTGTTGGAGATGATGTTAGATATAATAATGTTGCATATGGATATTCTTTTGCAAATAATACAAATAAGATCGAAGTATTAATCACTGGTGTTTTAAAGGATTTTTCAATTCCAGATACAACTTTTTACTTTAATAAAGGTGATAAGGTTAAAGTTGGTTCATTTGGTATCAATAAAAGTTCTGAAGATTCTAACTTTGGTTCATGGGTCTATAACTCTGCTGTAAGATTTACGCCAAAAACTGTCTTAAGACAATCAAGTAGTAGTTTTAAAATTGAAAGTCTTTCTGATCACGGATTCTTAGAAGAGGATGCTATTGAAGTTTTAGATGGTAATTCTAATTTAGTTGCAGTTGGTCGTGTTTTAAGTGTCATTAGTAGTTCAACATTTATAGTAGGTGACTTGCCTGGCGTTGCTGAAAACAATTTTGCATTTATTCGTAGAAGATTAAAGAGAGGTAATAGTTCTCTTCATGATAATATCACAAAATATACAACTGATGTTCAAAATGTATATGATCATGGTAGCGATAATGCACTAGCATTACCTCCACATCCTCATATGTACGTCGCCTCTCCTTCTTTACCGAGTTTAGGCAATGAACCTATAGTTGCACCAGATAGGTCTATAACATGGACTGGCGCTACTGGCGGAGACCTTATACAGTTGATACAGGTTACAGAGGGTGCAGCAGATCATGGATTCTATTCTGGAGAAGTTGTTACATACAATGTAGTTAACGGTTTCTTAGGTCAACTCATTGATGGTAAAAATTATTATATAAGTCGTGTTGATTCTAACAATATTCGTCTTGCAAACTCTTTGCCTGACTTAGTAAACGGTGATTTTGTAGATGCAACTGGAAATGGAACATTCAAAATCTCTGTTCCCGATTTATCAAACAAAAAACTTGATCATCAAAAATTATTAAAGAGATTTTCATTGAATCCAGTATTTGATGGGGCGAGACGTGAGACAGCGCCAGGCGCCACTGGCATGCTTGTAAATGGCACAGAGATACTAAACTATAAGTCAGGTGATGTTATATTTTTTGGTGGTGTTGAATCAATAGATGTTTTAGAGGGTGGTTCTCAATTTGATGTCATCACTCCACCAACAGTAAGTGTTGAAAGTTTAACTGGAGCTGGTGTGAGTGCGACAGCAAACGTTAGAGGTCAATTTGAAAGAATCGATATTATAGATTCAGGTTTTGACTATGTTGCACCACCAATTATAGAAATTAGTGGTGGTAATGGTAAAAATGCGATTGCAAGATCAAGATTAAAACAAATTGATCACTTTGTAGATTTTGATGCATCATCTACAGGTAATGCAATTAATATCGCAAACGATACAATTGGTTTCGGAACTTTTCATAAGTTTCGTGATGGAGAAGCTGTAATCTATAAAACATTTAATACTGGTGCAATTGGCATCGCCAGTGCTGGTATTACAACAACTTTAATTCAAATTAATCCAGATCAAAGATTAGTTGATGAATCAATCTACTTTGTATCAAAAGTTAATCAATCAACTATCAAACTTGCAAATAATCAGAATGATGCAATAACAAAATCTAATTTAATCAATCTTACTGGTTTTGCTGATGGTTCACAGAGACTTCAAAGTTTAAGAAAGAAATTTGTTTTAGGTCAAATTATCATCGATAATCCTGGCGAAGGGTATGAAAATAAGAGGCGGTTAATTCCTACTGCTGGTATTAATACATATTCTGATTTTATTGAATATACAAATCATGGATTTGAAGATGGAGAACTTGTTAGATATTCAAATAACCAAGTTAAGATTGGTGGATTAGATACAGATCAAGACTATTATATTTTAAAAGTTAGTGACAGCCGTTTCAGACTGGCATCTGCTGGTATTGGAACAACATTGTCTAATGCAAATTATCAATCAAAACAGTTTGTTGGACTGACATCTGTTGGTTCTGGAGATCATGTATTTAATTACCCACCAATAACTGTTCGTGTTAAAGGATCTATAGGAATCAACACATCAGAACCAGAAAACTATCATGCAAGAGTCAATCCAATTGTAAGAGGTTCAATTACATCTATCAACGTTGAGAACGCTGGTCTTGGATATGGAAATGATTCTACCTTTAACTTTAGTATTCCACCTCAAGTTCGTGTTTCCTCTGGTTCATCATCTGAGTATAAAGCGATTGTTACAAATGGAAGAATACAATCTGTAATTATAACTCGTTCTGGTGCAGAATATACATCTACTCCCGATTTAACAATTTTAGGTGATGGTGTTGGTGCGAAAATAATATCATCAATTAGTAATGGAAGAGTTGATCAAGTTACTGTTGATAATGGTGGTGTTGGATATTCAACTGCAAGTGTCGGTGTTCAAGAAGTAATTCCTGGCACTGGTGCTGTATTTTTACCAAAGATCAGATCTTGGGCAGTTAATAATGTTAAAAGATATGAAGATATATTCTATGGTGATGATGGATTCTTAACAAGAGGAGATAATGATGAGGGAATTAAATTTTCAACATTCTATGCACCAAGAGGCCTTAGAAAAATATTAAAATCAAAAAATAGTGATGGTACAATTGACTATACATCAAATGACTTAAATCTTCTAAACAACGCAGAACAAGTTTCTCTCAACCACTCACCTATTATTGGTTGGGCATATGATGGTAATCCAATATATGGCCCATATGGATATGATCGTAAGGATGGTGGTATTGTAAGACTCATGAGATCTGGATATTCTCTCAAAACTACAAGAGAGAATGGCCCTCCTATATCAACATTTCCATTAGGATTTTTTATTGAAGATTATGAATATCTTGGAAATGGTGACTTAGATGAAAATAATGGAAGATATTGTGTTACTCCAGATTACCCAAAAGGAACATTTGCTTACTTTGCAACAATTAATCCAAATGAAAATGAAACTAGTGGAACATTTAAAAACTTCCGTTCTCCAGTCTTTCCATATCTAATTGGTGCTAATTATGCTGCAAAACCTGATGATTGGAACTTCACAGAGACTAATAATCAAGACATTGATTTAAACACTTTAAATCTAAGAAGAAATACAAATCCATATAAACTTGAAGGATCTGGTGCAAATTATGAAGGCATACATGATAGTCGAAAGATAGTTGACCAAGAAATTGAAGTTAATTATGCCTCTGCTGGTAGAATTAATCAATATGAACTATTGAGTTCTGGATCTGGGTATCAAGTTAAAGATCCTCTTAGAATTAAAAATTTAGATAAAGGAAATGGATTTTCTGGTGAAATATCAAAAGTTGAGGGTAAAGAAATTGTATCCATAGCTTCAACTGTAGTTAAAATAGAAAATATAGTATTTACCTATAATAATCAAAATGGACAAGTAACAGGACTCTCATCACAACCACATGATTTAGTTGTCGGCGATCTTGTCACCATCTCTGGACTTTCAACAGATTCCCTAAGAAAATTAGATGGTAGACATCAGATTGGATTTAATACTTCATTCTTAAAATTAAACACAGGTATTGGAACAACTGGCCCAACTGGCATGATTACAAATTTATCTGTGACTGGTGATTTATCTCGAAATTCAATTGCTCCAAATGATGTTCTAGGTATTAATACAGAAAGATTCTTAGTTCTTAATGTTGATGATTTAAATGATAAAGTTAGAGTTAAGAGAGAATTTGATGGAGTCTTAGGAACTGCACATACAAGCACATCTCTAATTACATCTTTAAATCGCAATATCACGTTTAATCTAGGTATAAACACTGATATTCAAACTAGAGTTAACGTTCCATACTATTTTAATCCGACTGAAAGTGTTGCGATAGGAACAGCATCAGGTGTTGGTATTGGGTCAACTATTAGTTACTCATACAAAGTTGTTGGGGGTGCTTCAACTGAGAGATTTATACCAACTCAAAATATATTTTTACAAGATCATGGATTTGAAACTGGAGATAAACTCATATATTCAAGTGATGATGGAACTCCACTTTTAGTTTCTAACGGCATAAATGCAGTTCCTAACTTTAGATTAACTAATAACTCTCCAGTATTTGCTATAAAAGAGAGTAAAGATTTACTAGGAATATCTACAAATTCTTTGGGAATCGGATCTACTGGAGGAATAACTGGTATTGGTTCAACAGCTTATCGTTTATTCTTTGATGGTTTTGGAAGTGGTGAATCACATAGTTTCACACCAACAAAACCTCAGATAACTGGATTCGCTGAAAAAGTAGTTGGGACTGTTGTTTGTAAAGAGTCTCATAATTTAATTGCAAATGATCGTATTTCAATATCTGTAATACCAGGCATTACAACTACATTTGATATTCAATTTGATGATACAACTCGTCGAACATTTGTTAATCCAATTAACTTTGGTGCGTCTGCTGTAAATATTAACAAAGATGAAATTATACTTCCTAATCATGGATATAAAACTGGTGATAAAATATTATACAAATCATCTAGTCCAGCAAGTCCATTATTTAATAACTTTACATACTTTGTAGTAAGAATTGATAAGAATACAATCAAATTATCTTCAACTGCGTTTAAATCTAAAAAATTAATACCTGATTGCATTTCACTCACATCAACAGGATCTAATCACACTATAGCTCTCATCAATCCACCATTATCATTAACTCGTGGATACAAAGTTGGTTTTGCTGTATCTGACACATCATTAACACAAGTTATATCTGGAAAAAGAACACAGGTGTTTGATTTTGAATTATTCAGAGATACAAACTTTACAAATCCATATTTTAACAATACAGAGGATGATGGATTCCAAGTTATAGGTGTTGGAACAGTAGGAGTCACAACCACTGCGAGAGTTGATCTATCTGTAACAGAAAATGCTCCAAATGATTTATTTTACAAACTAACACCTGTAAACTTAAATGTTAATGCTCCATTTAAGAGAAATCCTATTGTTGATACTGATGTAATTAATCATTCAAGTTTAAAAATATCAGATAGTGTTTACAATGGCGATTATGTTATTACAGGTATCGGAAGCACTACATTCTCATTTGTGTTACCATCTCAACCAGAAAAAGACGGATACACAAAAGAAGAATCAACAACTTTAAAATATAATACTTCGTCTACTCATGCTATAGGATCTATCAATAGAATTAGAATCGTATCAAAGGGTAGAAACTATCAAAATATTCCTGTTGTGACATCAATTGGATCTACTCTTGGAGTTGGCGCTGTAGTTAGATTGAATAGTAACGAAACAGGCAAATTAAGAAATTATACAATTAAAAACATTGGATTTGATTACTCAGCAGATAAAACAATTCAACCATCTGTTCAATTACCACAAATACTGAGATTAGATAGATTATCTAAAATTGAAAACATAGGAATTAGCTCTGGCGGTAAAAATTACTTAGAACCACCCAATATTGTGGTAATTGATCGTGTGACTGGTTTAACTAAAGACGAAGTTTTAACTGAGACTGACTTACAAGGAACATCTGTATCTGAGGTTAAAATTTTAAGAAATACAAACTCTTTATATGATACGAATCCAAAAATAGTCGCCACAAATAATAATAATGGAATTAAAGTTAAAAACTTATCATTTACAAGTGGCACTAATGTTGTAACTCTAACACTCGAAGGTGGTTATACTTCATCAACATATCCTTTTACTTTGGGAGAAAAATTATATGTTGAAAACATAGGTATTGGATCAACAGGAAGTGGATTTAACTCAGCAAACTACGATTATGAACCTTTTGTAATCACTGGTGTTAACACAAACCCAGGCGGAGGAAATGCTACCGTTTCTTACAAATTAGATTCATCAGTTACTCAGCCAGGCACATTTAGTGCATCAAAATCATCAGGACAAGCAATACCCTTTGAAAATATTGCACAGTTTGATATTGGTGTTGATACAAACCAATTTAGTGTTGGTGAAATTGTAAGCACAGGTGATAAACAGGGAACGGTTGTTGCATGGAATGAGAATAATAAGTATCTTAAAGTTCTTTCAAATGATACATTTAATGTTGGAGAATCAATTAATGGTTCATCTTCCAAATCAATTGCGTTGATTGAACAAACAACTAAATTTGATTCTGTGTTTAATATTGACTCTGATTCAGAATTTAGAAGTGGATTCCGAAGAGATACAGGAAAATTAAATACGGAACTACAGAAATTAGCAGATAATGATTATTACCAGACATTCTCATATTCATTAGGCAGTACAATTGATTATGACACATGGAAAGATCCTGTTAATAGTTTAGGTCATGTTGTTGGATTTAGAAATTTTGCAGATGTAAGTGTTGTCTCAATTGCATCTACTGATGACAAGAATCGCAGTAATGCATCTGTTGGTGTATCAAGTGCAGTCGCTGTGGTTGTTGCAGATTTAGTAAGTGAAGATGAATCTCTTCATATGTCGTATGATTTTGATTTGGTCACAGAAAATTCTAAGGATGTAAACGGTTTATTCGCATCTGATGAAATTAATTTTGGTAATAGAATATTAACTGATTACATTGAATCTAGAACAAACAGAGCAATTTCAGTTGATAGTGTTAGTTCTCAGTTTAATGACTTACCTCGTGCGACTGCATTCTCTGATGTTTTTGCTTTTGACATTGATGAAGTTGATGGCGTTAAATTCTATGTGCTACTTTTTGACACTAGATTTTCAGGTGAAAAAGAAATAATTCAGGTTAATCTAATTCATGATAGATCCATTGGTTACATGATGAAGTTTGGTCGTGTGGAAACATCTATAGATCTTGGTGATTTTGATTTTGCAATAACAGGAACAACAGGCAATTTAAGATTCGTTCCAGCTAAATCTAAGTTTAACAATTATGCTTTAAGATTATTTGCTATAGAAACATTTAAAAATACGATTGCATCCGAGGGAGATATTGGAACCGAGATAAACGTTGGAGTTGGTGTTAGTATCATATCCTCATCAGCTGGTATTGGTTCTACAGATCCATCTCCAGTTCAAGTTGTGGGATTTGGAACCACTGCGGTTACAACTTCTAAATTGCTTGTTCAAACACAAGAGTTAGGTGGTCAGGAAAGAACTCAAATAAACGAGTTGGTTGTATTGAATGATAGTGAAGAGGTGTATCTCTTAGACTATGCACAGATGATTAATGATAATATATCTGCTACTAACTCTCCAAGTGTCGGACTTGGAACATTTGGTGCAGATGTAAGATCTGGTATCACAAGTGTTTACTTTACACCTGAGACTGGAATTGGTGTAACGATGAGAGTTCATCAAACATCCATAGGTTCAACTGCAACAGGTATTGGAAGTACAACCATATCACTGACAGAGTTACTATCAACAACTACTAATATTGCAGCAACAGGAACTCCACAGGCCACAAGAATAAGTGGAATTAATTCCAACACATATACTGCCTTTGATGCATTAATTGAAATACATGATACAACAAATGACAAGTATGCTGTCACTCAGGTAACTGCGATTCATGATGGTAGTGAACCTTTCTTTACAGAATTTGGTTACATGGATAATTTCTCTACAAACAATACTTCAACATCTGGTCTTGGAGTTATTGGTGTTGGTTATTCAACAGCATCTGGTGGTGATATTGAACTTCGTTTAACTCCTCCAGCAAATACAGCGATAACAACTAAAGTATTCCAAAGAAACTTTAATGAAACTGGAACAGGTGGAGTTGGTTTTGTTACATTTACAAATTCTAGATTAAAGTCTGCTGAAGGTTCATATACTGGAACAGAGAATGACATCAAGTTCTCATTCCCTCTAAAACATGCTGGAGATCCAATATTCCATAAGACATTTGATTCATCAGACACTGCCGTAGTTGATGTTACAAATGATACATTTGTGGTCAATAATCACTTCTTCCAGACTGGTGAAGAAATAACTTATACACCAACTGGTGCTGGTACAACAATGAGTATCGGTATCGCAGCAACGGCTATTAGTGGAATTGGTGTTACCACAAAATTACCATCTACAGTATTTGCAGTTAAACTTGCAGAAAATAAATTTAAAGTCGCTAGAACGGCGGCTGAGTCACTACAAGCTATTCCAAAGGTTATTGATGTGTCATCTGTTGGAATTGGAACAACTCATTCATTTACTTCAAAGAATCTTAACTCTAAAGCTTTAATAACTCTTGATAATAACATTCAAAGTCCAGTAATTCAATCTCCTGTAAATGTCAAACTATCATTTGATGCAGCGTTAGAAACTGACTTCATTACAATAACAGGTATATCATCATTCTTCTCAGGTGATACGATTAAAGTTAATGATGAGTTTATGAAGATTGATACTGTTGGTATTGGATCTACAAATAGAATACTTGTAAGAAGAGGAAGACTTAATTCTGCAATCGCAAATCATAGCGCTGGTGATACTGTTACTAAATTCTTAGGTAACTATCAGATTGTTGAAGATACAATTAACTTTACAGATCCACCGAAAGGTGAAAAAGGCCCAGCTGGATTAACAACCACATCTACGTTCGCTGGTAGAGTATTCACTAGAACTGGAGTTCCTGGCGGAACACAAGAAACTTATGCAGATAACTTTGTGTTTGATACTGTGGAGGAACAGTTTACAGGAATCTCAACTAACTTTATTCTAAAATCTAGTGGTTCAAACGTAACTGGATTTGCAACTAATACAGGTGTGATTCTTTTAAATGAAATATTCCAGAATCCAAATGATGATTATACAATTGTTGAGACTGCTGGTATCACTTCTGTAAGTTTTACAGGTGTTGGTGCCACAAACAATTATGATGTGAACATATCATCAGTTCCTAGAGGTGGTATTATTGTTTCTGTTGGTGAAACAACAAACTTTGGATATCAACCCTTAGTTGCTGCTGGTGGAACTGCGATTGTATCTGCTGCTGGAACTGTTGAGTCTGTATCAATCGGAAACAGTGGCTCTGGTTATCGAGTCGGATTACAAACAAATATACTTGTTAAGGCTCGTGGAAGTTCTGGCATTGTAACTATAGGTAAGGCAAATGTATCTGCTGGACTAGTTACTTCTGTAACTATTACAAATGGTGGTGGTTCTGGATTTAGTTCTGCAACTCCTCCAGTTCTTGAGTTTGAAAAACCACTTAACTATGAAAACTTAAGGTTAGTTGGTAGTTCAACTGGTATCGGTGCGTCCATATCGGTTCGTGTTGGCACCGCATCAAGTATAATTAGTTTTGAAATTACGAACTTTGGATATAATTACAAAATTAATGATGTTCTTACAATAGAGGAAGGTGGACAAGCTGGAATTCTAACAGATGCGAATAAAGTAGTTAAGGATTTCCAATTAACTGTCCTTGATACATTCAACGACAGTTTTGCTGGATTCACATTTGGTGAACTAGAAAAATTAAATAGTTTTGAAAATCTATTTGATGGTGATAGAAGATCATTCCCAATAACTAAGACCATTGGTGCGGTTGAAACACCAATTACTATAAGGTCTGCGAAAGGATCTCCAATTAAAGTTGCAGATAACACTTTAATATTCTTAAATGATATTCTTCAAGTTCCTAATGAGAGTTATGTGTATAGTGGTGGTTCACAAATCACATTTTCTGAAGCTCCTAAAGCAGATGATAAATTAAGAATTTATTACTATCGTGCATCTGATGATGATGTTCTTGAAGTTGATATTCTAGAAACAGTCAAAACTGGTGATCAATTAACAATTAATAAATATCCTGATGTTGGTCTAGATGACGCATTCCAACAAGAACCAAGAACAGTTACAGGTATTACAACATCTGATACAGTAACTACAAACACATATGTTAAGGCTGGAATTACAACTGTTAGAACACTTGAGAGACCAGTTACTTGGAAGAAACAAACACAAGATGTATTTGTTAATAACATAGGAATTGGTAAAGATAGAGTTGAATTAGAACCTAATATCAGACCAACTGCATATATCATTAAGAGTGTTTCTGCTGGTTCAAGTGAGGTATTTACAGATACAGCGGTTCCAATGTTTAATCAATTAGATGATCTTGTTGAAGTTAAGCAGAAAGTCTTAATTCTTGATCGAACATCTAAAACTGGAGTAGCTGCAACAGCTGTAGTTTCTGCTGGTGGATCAATAACCAGTATTGTAATATCTAATGGTGGATCGGGATACACCGTTGCACCAAAAGTTTCAATCGGCGTCACCGCTGGAATCGGCACGATTACTGCTGGGGTTGGTACAACTTCTGGAAATGCAACTGCGGATGCAACCGTGTCTGCTGCTGGAACAATATCTGCGATCACAGTCACATACGCTGGATTTGGATATACTCATACAAGTCCACCATTAGTCATGATTGAACCAGAAGCGGTAACTCAAGACGAATTAAGAAGTATTAAATATCAAGGTGATTTTGGTGAAGTGGTTGGAATCGGAACATCAACTGTTGCTGGAATTGGAACAGCATTACAATTTGATTTGTTTATTCCAAAAGGATCTGTTCTTCGGGATACATCAGTAGTGGGAACTGCTGTAACTGTAAGTGGTATTGCATCTGGATATTACTTTACTGTGTTTGATAGCAATGTAGGGAGTGGTTTAACATCATATGATAATCCAATTGGGATTACAACAGTTGGAATTGCAACTTCCTTCCTAGATAATATATACAAGGTGCATAGTGCTAAAACTATACAAGGGCCTGCTCTTGGTATTGGTGCAACTGCTTTGAGAAGAGTAACTGTAAGTGTTAGTTCAACTGAAGGTATTGGTATTGGAAGTGGATCATTTGGTAAGTTCTCATGGGGTCGTTTACACGACTTCGTTAAGAAGGATACTAAGGCATTTACAGCGATCACCAACGATGGTATCACAGGAATTAAAACTGGCCCTGTAATCATTAGAACTAGTGATTTAAAAGAGTCCTATTCTTAATATAAATAAAAACAAAAAGTCATTGATAAAATGTCAGCAATTATAACTGATCAACTGCGAATATTAAACTCTGAGAATTTTGTAGCGGGGATAGCTTCAACTACGAATAGTTATTATGCGTGGATTGGTCTCCCTAACCCAGCAGATTTTCAGTCAGATTGGAGTGAAAATCCACCATCACCAAAAGACTCTTTTAGTGAGGAGAGAGATTATTGGGATACAATGATCGCACTCAAGAAGTTGAATTCAGATGATATTGCAAGAGTCGTTAGAAAAATAACTTGGTCATCAGGTACAACATATGAAATGTATCGAGACGATTACTCTCGATCTAACTTGTCACCGCAAACTAGTTCAACTAATTTGTATGACACAAATTATTATGTAATGAATCAAAACTTCCGTGTTTATGTTTGTCTACAAAATGGTACAAACCCAGAAAACACATCGGGAAGACCATCTCTTGACGAACCATTATTCACAGATTTAGAACCAAGATCTGCTGGTGCATCTGGAGACGGATACATTTGGAAGTATCTATTTACAATCGACCCAAATAGTATTATTAAATTTGATTCAACAAGTTTCATACCTCTACCTCAAAGTTGGTCAACTAACAATGATGTTGCTGCAGTTAGAAATAACGCTTCAACGAGTGGACAGTTGAAGATTGTCACAATCACGAATCGTGGTGTTGGTTATGGAACTGCTGCAACTTATAATAACGTTCCTATCAAGGGTGATGGAAGTGGTGGTAGGTGTTCTGTTGTGGTAAACGCTGCTGGTAAGATAGATTCAGTTGAAATAACTAACGGTGGTTCTAATTACACGTTTGGAACTGTTGGACTAAGTGATGTTGGACTAACAAACCCATCAGGTTCCACAGATGCAGCATTTAACGTTATTGTTCCTCCTCAAGATGGACATGGTGCTGATGTATATAAAGAATTAGGTGCAAATCGTGTTCTAATATATTCTCGTTTAGAAAATGATGCATCAAATCCCGACTTTATTGTGGGAAATCAGTTTGCTCGTGTAGGTCTTTGTAGAGATCCTCTAGCATTTGGTTCAGATAATAAACTTACACTTTCAAAAGCGAGTGCTGTTTATGCATTGAAATTAACTGGTGCTGGATCAACAACCGCAACCTTTACATCTGACGCAGAGGTTACTCAAGAAATTGGTATTGGTTCAACAGCTGTTGGTAGAGTCATAAATTATGACGCTACAACTGGAGTTCTCAAATATTGGCAAGATCGTAGACTTGCAATATCAACAAACGGAACTGCACCTACATACGGATACGAATTATTCAGATTTAACGCTGACCCTGCAACTGGAGCGGGAACGACTATATTTGGTGGAACAAGTAATCTAAATATAGATACCAATTTCGGAACTTCCCTACAGCCTGGTCTTTCTACCTCAATAAATAGTAGGACTTATAACTTAGGGATGAGTTTTGTAAAAGGTGTTGCTAACCCAGAGGTTGAAAAATATAGCGGTGATATCATTTACGTTGATAACAGAGCTGCTGTTACTCGCAGTTCACAGCAGAAAGAAGACATCAAGATCGTACTGGAATTTTAAAGAATCATGCCACAGGAAACTAATCTAAACGTATCGCCATATTTTGACGATTTTGATAAGAATAAAAACTTTTATAGAGTTCTTTTTAAGCCAGGATCTCCAGTTCAGGCACGAGAACTAAGTGCCTTACAGTCGATTCTACAGAATCAGATTGAACAGTTTGGTACTCATTTTTTCAAAGAGGGTTCTAAAGTAATTCCAGGCAACTTAAGTTATGATAATAACTTTACATGTGTTCAAATTGAAGATGCGTTTTTAGGTATTCCAGTATCATTATATGCAAGTCAATTAGTTGGTTTAAGAATCACAGGTGCAAGATCAGGTGTAACTGCAACGATTAAAAAAATATTATCAAAAGAAGACTCAGATAGAGGTAATTTAACACTTTACATAAAGTATGAAAAATCTGGTGATGACTTTACCACTGAAAAATTTGATGATGGTGAGAGTTTATCTGCAAGTAAAGACATTATTTATGGTGCAAGTGTCATTGCTGCGAGTGAACCATTTGCAAACACTTTAGCATTTGGTGCGACTGCAACTGGTTCTGCAATGTCAATAGGAGAGGGTGTATATTTTATTCGTGGAACTTTTGCTCAGGTTCAAAGTGAAACTCTAATACTAGATCAATATGGTGGCACTCCATCCTATAGAATTGGATTTGATGTTCAAGAGGACTTTATTAGTGCTGATGAAGATCCATCATTAAATGATAACGCATCAGGATTCACAAACTTTGCTGCTCCTGGCGCTGATCGTCTTCAAATCAATATCAGTTTGATGAAAAAAGGTCTTGATGATACTAATGATCAAAACTTCATTGAGATTGCTCGTGTTCAAGGTGGTGAGTTACAAACTTTTGTAAAAGATACACAGTATAATCTTCTTAATGATAGATTAGCCAAAAGGACTTATGATGAATCTGGAGATTACTATGTAAAACCTTTTGAAGTTTTTGCAAAAGAATCTTTGAATGATTCTATCGGAAACAAAGGAATTTACTCATCAGAACAAAAAACAAATCAGGGTAACATACCATCAAAAGATTTAATGGTAATGCAAGTATCGCCTGGAAAAGCGTATATAAAAGGATATTCAATTGAAAAAATATCAACAAGTTTTATTGATGTTCCAAAACCAAGAACAACTAAAACTGTAGAACAAGAAGCTGTCAGTTATACAACTGGTGATCCTTTATTTGTAAATAACGTTTTCGGATCTCCAAGTTTGGGAATAGGCACAACTGCAACAGTTTCGTTACTTGACAAAAGAAGAGATGGTGGTGGATCTGAGATAGGTCTTGCAAGACTTTATGATTTTAAAGCACAATCTGCAAGTTTTGTAAATTCATCGACACAGTATGAAACTCGTTTGTTTGATGTAAAGACATTCACAGATGTCAAAGTTGCAACTGCGATTACTTCATTAACTGCATCAGATCAGATACAAGGTGCAAGAAGTGGTGCAACAGGATTTGTAAGAGCCTCTGCAACTAACGTTACAGATTTTAGTTTAATTGATGTTACTGGTAAATTTTTAAAAGATGAATCTATTTTAATAAATGGTGTTCAAGATGGAAGAGTTATAACTAAGGTTGATTCTTTTGGATTCAATGATGTCAAATCATTAAAGAGCGCTGTTGGTATATCAACATTTGAAGCAGATGTTTTACTTGATGGTGGAACTAAACTTACTAATTTAATTTCTGGTAATTTAAGATTAAGTAATACCTCTGGAAATGCTGGTATTATTACATCATCTGGTAGTAATTTCTCAGGTATTATAACTTCAAATAATATCGTAAGTTATAGTGTTCCTGGCGAAACTCTTCCAAGATTTAATAGAATCACTGGTGTATCAACCGATGGTTCAAAAATTAATGTTGTTGGTGTTGCATCAGTTACAGATGTTTGTAATGGTGGAGTCTTAGATGGATTAATTGCAGGGTCACTTGATGTAAATGATCTTTTACTTCGCAAGACATCATTTGATTTAGACCAAAATAGTCTTTTAACTCCTGTACGACATAATAATATTGAAAGTTTAGATGTAACTACTACCACGGTTCAACTTAGAAAACAATATTCTGATATTACAGTCGCTAATAATCAATTTACTTCACCTAATGCTGGTGCAGATTTATTCTTTCAACCATTTGATGAGGAAAGATATTTTATATCTTATAATGAGGGATCTATTGAACCATTAAAAGAGAGTCAGGTTGAAATCGCTGCGGATAAGAAAACTGTAACTTTCGTGGGATTGAGTTCAGTTTCTGGAAAGGCAAATCTTTTTGCAACAGTTTTAAAGAGTAAAGTTAAAAACAAACTTAAAAAATTAAACGAATCGAATGTAATTAATATTAGTCGTTCAACTTTAGCATCATCAGGTATTGGAACTAATAGTTTAAATGATGGTTTAACATTTAACAGAGTATTCGGAACCAGAGTTCAAGATCGTAAAATTTCATTAAATGTTCCTGATGCTTGTCAGTTATTAGGTGTGTTTGAATCAAATGACTCTGGTGATGCTGATTTACCATCATTAACCTTAACAGCATATTCAGGCCCAAGTGGCAATAACTCAGATTTAATCGTTGGGGAAAAAATAACAGGATTAGATAGTAATGCCATTGCTCTTGTTGTGGAGAAACCAAACACTACAACACTTGGAATTGTATTACTAAATCAAAATACATTCAATATTGGTGAAACTATAAAAGCTGAAAGATCTGGTGTTACTGCGTTGCTAACTACTAGCACTTCTGGTGATCGTAACATTACAAATCAATATCTATTAGATGTAAATCACAAACCAACATATTATGATTATTCTTTTGTAGAGAGAAAGAAAGAATTTGAATCACCTACAAATAGATTAAAGATTGTATTTAAAAACTTCTTCGTTACATCTGATGATACTGGAGACTTTTTCACTGCATCTAGTTATCCTACAGATTCGCAAGAATTAATTCCAGTGGATCGTAATTATGGACAATCTGTAAACGATTTAATAGATGTTAGGCCAAGAGTTGCCGAATACAATACTAGTTCAACAGTATCTCCATTTGACTTTGCATCAAGATCTTTCTCATCAGGAACTAACGTTCCCGATCCTTTAGTTCCAGATGAAACTTTAATTGTAACTTATAATTATTATCAAGGAAGAAATGATAAATTATTTTTAGATAAGACTGGTAACTTCGTTTATCTTCAAGGTGTCCCATCTGATGATCCAAAATTTCCTCAGACAATTGGTGATGCAATAGAGATTGCAAAAATATCAATGCCTCCATTTGTTGATAATGTAAATCAAATTAAAATGGTTCGTACGAATCATAAACGTTTTACAATGTCTGACATTGGAAGACTTGAAAAAAGACTTAATAGTGTTGAATACTATACTCGATTATCTCTTCTTGAGACTGATACTGCAAATTTAACAATTACTGATGCAAATGGATTGAATAGATTTAAGTCAGGATTTTTTGTAGACAACTTTAAAAAACATAATGCTCATCAAATTGCACATCCAGATTTCTCCGCTAGTACCGATGCAAAAAATGGGTATCTAAGACCTGGCCATTATACAACATGTCTTGATTTGGTTGTTGGTTCAAGATCATTTATTGGTATTGGAACAACTGCAAATCCAACTTTAGATCTTAATCATATCACTGACGTTGATGGAGAAAATATTAAAAAATCAGGAAGACTTTTAACTTTAGATTATACAGAGACTGAAATGTTGAAGCAAATTTATGCTTCAAGAGTTGAAAACGTAAACCCATTCTTAATTGTTTACTACTCTGGTGATATGGATATTTCACCAGATTCTGATATCTGGATGGATACGAAGAGAGTAGATGCGAATGTCACTGTAGATACTTCTCAATATGATAACGTAGTTGCAACGTTAGGTATTGATGAACAGACTGGATTTAGTGAAGTTAACTGGGGTGCATGGGAAACGAACTGGACATCTGAGTCAGTGACACAAACTTGGGAACAAACAACAGAAACTCAGTTAGGAACAGTTGATCCTAAAGATTTACCACCAGGCACAGATCTATCTCAACTTAAACATATTGCCAACTATGGAATGGTAATGAAGTTGAATGGAAAATGGCTTCCAAAAGGTGCTGGTAAGATTACTGATGCTGTTTTAAGAACTAGTCAAAAATTTGAAGATACTATAACAACAACTGAACAGTCAAGAGAAGGTATTCAATTCCAAGTTACTCCAACAATTAATAATCAATCTCTTGGAGATAGAACACTAAGTCGTGATATTATTCCTTTTATGAGAAAGAGGAATATTCAAATTACAACTCATCGCATGAAACCTAGAACTCGTTTCTATGTTTACTTTGATAATGTTGATGTAACCTCATTTACTACACCAAAATTACTTGAAGTTAGTATGACAAGTGGTGTGTTTCAGACTGGGGAAACTGTAAAAGGCACAACACTAACTTCCTTTAGTGGTGCGCCTGGGCCAACAAATACAATGACATTTAGACTTGCCACACCAAATCATAAAGAAGGCCCATACAATGCACCAACAAAAGTTATCACATTAAACCCTTATGATAATGCAGCTGGTATATCAACTGTATATTCTACATCATCCACGATTCTAAACGTTGATACATTTAGTCTTGCACAACAAGTTCAAGGTGAGTTTTTTGGACATTCCAAAAATGGAATGAAACTTGTTGGTCAAACAAGTGGTGCAGAGGCAACAATAACAAATGTCAGACTTATAACTGATACTTTAGGATTTTTAAAAGGATGTTTTGAAATACCAGATCCAAATATAGATGCAAATCCAAGATTTGAAACTGGTACAAAAACTCTTCGTTTAACTACAAGTCCAGTAAACTCTACAGTTTCTGGAACTGTGACTGGATCTGCTGAAGCAAACTTTAAGTCATTGGGAGAGTTAGATACAGTTCAAGAACAAGTATTAAGTATTAAGACTCCACAAATTGAAAGATTGTCAACAGAGGAACAAAGAGTTCTAAATGATAGAATTACAAGAAAAGTTGAAGGCCCTGCTGGACAATCAGTTGCGGTTACAGGTGTTCAATATTATGACCCTCTTGCACAAACATTCCGTGTTGATGAAACCACTGGTATATTCATCACATCTGTTGATGTATTCATGCAAACTAAAGATGAGGAATTACCTCTTACATTACAAGTTAGAACTGTTGAGACTGGTTTACCAACATCTAAGATCTTACCATTTAGTGTTGTTGTTAAAGATCCAAGTGAAGTTAATGTATCAGAAGACGCATCAATTCCAACTACATTTACCTTTGAATCACCAATATATCTAACTGGTGAACAGGAATATGCTTTGGTTCTTGTAACTCCAGCAGAAAATTATAACTGTTGGATATCAAGAATGGGAGAAGTTGATATATCAACTGCGAATTTACCAGACGAGCAACAGGTATTAATTAGTCAACAACCATACTTAGGTTCTCTATTCAAGTCACAGAATGGTACTACATGGGATCCTAGTCAGTATGAAGATATGAAGTTTACCATCAGAAGGGCTGTGTTTAACACAGAACCATCTGTGGGTAGATTCTTCAACTCAGAATTATCATCTGGTAATGATGAGATTCCAACTTTAGCACCTAATCCAATCACTTCTTTATCTAAAAAAGCAATTATTGGTTTAGGAGTCACTATTCCAGATACAGCTGGGTTAGTGCCTGGCGTTAAAATTAGTCAATTTGGTAATCTAAATGCATCTGGAACCCTGATTAATGTTGCTGGTGTTGCTGCAACTGAAACGAGTGTCATTAATTCTGGAGTTGGTTATACTCCCTCCAGTGGTTTCTTAGTGTACACTGACATACCACTTGTGACTCAAACTGGTGAGGGAAGTGGAGCAATTGCTAATGTTGTTGTTAATAATGGGGAAGTTGGATTTGTAACTATCACAAATGGTGGTGGTAAAAACTATGCACAAGGAGACACTCTTGGAATTGGAACATTGGGTCTTGGAAATGGAAGTGGTGCTCTTGTTTCTGTTGGAGTGATCACTGAAAGAAACAGTATAATTGTTGATAACATTCAAGGTTCTTTTGTCACTGGTGTTGGAACAGTTGGATTTAATAATGGTTCTGCTGTTCTTGGACTTGATGGAACTACTGGTCTTGGTGTTACAGCAGACGGTAATATTGGAAGTGGTGTGACAATCAGTTCCTTTGATGTTGATTCAACAAATGATGGATTACATTTTAAAATTAATCATAGAGCTCATGGTTTACATGCATTTAATAATTTAGTTAAGATGTCTGATGTTCAATCAGATGTTCCTGAGACTAAATTAACTGTTGATTATGATAATGATGCAACATCTGATATATCAGTCGTTTCATCATCTAACTTTGCCACATTTGAAGGAGTTGGAGTTGGAACAACAAATTATGGATATGCGATTATCGGAGATGAGATTTTATCTTACACTGGCGTTGCAAATGGTTCTATTACTGGTGTTACAACTAGAGGTATTGATAGCACTGTTCAATCAAGTCATTCATCAGGAGATATAATTAGAAAATATGAATTTTCTGGTGTTTCTCTCCGAAGAATTAACAAGATTCATGACATGAATAGTCCAGCTGCGACTGTTCCAAATGACAAAGATCTAGACTTCTATCATATTAAAGTTGATATGAATAGTGATGGCACAGATAGAAGTGGAGGATCTATACCTGATCGTTTCTTCTCATCCTCAAAACGTGGTGGTGGAACTAATGTAAAAGCAACACAAAACATACAGTTTGAAACTATTACACCAAATGTAACTACGATGACACCACCAGGCACATCAGTTGGTGGTCGTGTAAGAACTATATCTGCGACAAGTGTTGATGGATCTGAACAATCATTTGCTGATCAAGGATTTGAACCTGT